TTCCAAATCTCAAACTTTGTTGGTTTCACGCCTCGAACGATTTTGTAGTCCGAAGGACCAACCGAGAACTCAACCTCAACGACCATACCTTTAGCGTTGACAGAGTTGACCAATTGATTCTTATTGATGTTACGATGCGCTTTACCAAAAAGAGCAAAAGACAGAGCGTCGAGCATCGTAGATTTACCTGCGCCATTCTGACCAACAACAAGGGTCGATCGAGAACGGTTTAAAGGTATCTCAGTAAAAACATCACCGGTTGAGATGAAATTTCGATATCTTAAATCTTTAAAGATTATAATTTTACCACCCTCCCATAACTTTTTTCATAGTATATAATACAACATTCATTATCAATTGTCAAGCGTCTGTTCTTGTCTTGTAAGATCGCACTGGAGCGTCTGTGAGTCGCGTGGCGCGACGAAGTGTTACTAGGGGTAACTTTGTATCACCTAAACAATATCAAGCGTCTGGGCTTCGATCATGAGTTCATGAACCGTATGCTTGATACGTGTTTTGTCAAGGGGTGTTTCTACAGCATCGATATAACTGCTCAACAACTCTTCGGTAGATTCGACCGAAACTTTATCATCTTCAACAGAAGAACCCACAAACTCTTCAAAATTCTCAGCAATCTTTAACTCGTGTACTCTTCTAGACTGAATGCGATCAACAAAGAATTCGAATAACTTAGGGTCTGATTTGTTAACGACGACCAACTTGACGAATTTATTATCAATGTCAGGCAACTTACCCACACGATAATTGAACTCGGCTTTCTCTGTATTCACATCGTCGTAGTAAATTTTCTGAAATAAAGTAATTGTGTTTTGGACTGGAATCACTTCACGAGTGTCTGTATCAAGGACGTGAAAATACTTCGGATCATGAGCGTCTGACCAGAAGAATTCCATCTGCGATCCAAGATAGTTGATGTTACCTCTCGTAGACTTCGTATGAAAGTGCCCTGTCAATACGAGATCGAATCTTCGAAAAGACTCAGCACTCATACCATGCGTACACGGTATACCTGCCTGCATCTCAAAACCTTCAATCTCAAGGTGAGCACCCACGATGTCTGCTTTACACTTAGAAAGAAACTTCTTTGTTCCTTCTTCATTGTCGTCGTTAATCCAAGGGACCAAGGCAATATCAGTGTTGTCATACTGAACAACCATCGGCTTCTCGATGATACGAACCTCTTCCATATAGTGACCAAGAAGTTCTTTCAACGAGTTCAATTCGTTCGTGTTCTTATAGAAGACATCGTGATTGCCGGGGATGATGTCCATGTGTATCTTATACTCTCGCAACTTCTCAAGAAAAATCTTTCGATTGTGTTCGAGCGCCTTGAAGTTAATAAACTTGCGATTGTCATAGTAGTCACCAAGATGTAGGATCTTAGTGATATTGTTCTCTAACAGATACGGGAAAAACACTTCGGAATAGAAACGCTCTTGATACTTCATCATAATCTCAGAACTATTTCTGATTCCACAATGCGTATCGTTCAGGATCGCGACTTTCATAATATACCTAACTAACTACAGTTCTCATAATAATAACAGAAATGAAACATAATGTCAAGCTCTTATTCAAGAAACTCGGATAAGTCAGAGTCAGCATGGCGGGTACGTCTCTTACGTTTTTCTTTCTTAGAGTAATCCCTGAAAATACGATCGGTAGACTTCACAGTATCAATACGAGATCTGAGTTCATCAACAAAGAATGATCCTTGCGCGCCATTATAATCGTCAGTGGCGTTTTCGACAAAGTTCTCTACACTTGCTTCAGCCATAAACTTCATCTTCACATCTTGTTGTTTCTTCTCTTTCTCAATTCTGCGAAGAAAAGCATACCAAGAGATTTGTGTGAAGTATGCGAATGCATTGGGTTTACCAGTTCGCGTAGCCGCTTCGATATTATAATTCTCAATTGCTTTGAGACAATTCTCGACAGCATCCATGACCATCTCTTCACGATAGGTGTAACGAACAAAGTTCACTTTATGAGACAACCCTTCGGCGATCTTAAGAAAACATTGAGCAATGTAGTTTGTGACAACGGGTTTCGTATTACCTGATTCAATTGCTTCGGTTGCACTCTTAACATAATCGACCACCGCTTGAGAAAAGTCAGCGTTATTAACGTAATGTGGTTTTTCTTTCGGCTTCATTCAATACTCTCACTAACAATATGACAACTATTATAACTTAATTGATGGGGAATGTCAAGTTAAAAAAAAGGCTTGACAAGTTTAAAAAAACGCAGTATAATTAAGCACTAGCGCACAGAGAAAAAGTATATTAATGTATAATATCATCTCTCTTAGGGAACTTAATAACATTAGATCGTACACCATCTTTCTCATAATTACCTAATGCTTCTTTTAGTTCATTCAAGTTTTTCTCATGTTCTTCCAGATATTCTCTTTCTTCTGCAAAGTAGTTATCGCGATCTTGTGCGTGAATATGCATATCCTTTACAGCAAAAAAGTATTGTTCCATTAAATTTGAATTAGGGCGATTTTGGCTCACTATGTGAGATGGGTTAATACTGGTGTATTCCATATCGCCTTCTAAATAATGTATCCAAGGGCGGAACATATAAATTCGTTCACTCTCCGATGTTTCTGCCATGAGAATTGACATAGAATTGCGAGCGATAATGTCCTTGTCGTCTTTACCAGGCCATTCCATTACTTCGCAAAGAACTTCTTGACCATCACTAAACTTAAACTGGTATATTTCTTTTGAGTACATCACATTACATTCCTATCGGTATTACTTTGTAAGAGAACTTCTCACTATTATATATCTTTATTCTTTCCGCGCTGTGGAGAAGAGTAAAATTCTTTTTAGATCTCACATGTAAATCGTCCGCAATATCATATAGTCTTGTCGTTCTGCCATCATCTGACAATCGTAGACCTCTACCAATGGACTGTAACACCCGGATTTGCGATTTGCTGGGAGATGCGAAAACAATATTGTGAACGTTTTTAATATTGATACCAGTAGAAAAGGTACCAAGACTAGCGAGTATAATAGAGTTCTTTTGTTTATCAACAATGTTTCTGATCTGTTCTCTGTCACTTGTCTTAGTTTCTCCGCTAACATAAAACAATCGTTGGCCATCTTTAAGTCTTTCCTGAATTAAATCCCTAAGCAACTTGCCATGACGATCCACCAGGTTAAATAGAACAAGCGTATTTCCGTCACAATCGACCGAAAGGTTCGCGATAAATTTGTTGCGCTTTTCGTTACTAACAATAAAATCGATTTCTTCATGGTAAGTTTTGCCCTCCATCGATTGGCACTGTTCTTGAGAATACTGAAGTAATAATATATCTATATTAAGTTTAGCAAGCGTATCTTTGGCCTGTAGTTCATGAGTCGTTGTGACACGGTGTACAGGACCAAATAACCCTTCGAGGACAAGTTTGTGTACCTGAGTCCCATCAAGAGTACCCGTTGTTCCCCATCGATACTCAGCATTCTTTGACTTGTTCATAATCGACGATAGAGACTTAGATTTAAATCCATGTACTTCATCACCAAAGATTGCCCCAAACTGATGAAACCAAACAGGGTGTAATTTATATACAGACTGCCATGTCGATATGATGACTCGCTTGTCAGTTTCCTTGTCTTTTCCTGAATAGATCTTGTGACAGTTCTCCTCAACATCGAAACCATAATCTTTAAAGTCAGCATACATCTGTTCAACCAAAGATGTCGTTGGTACAATCAGAAGAACTTTCTTGTCCCGATTCATAAGATACCATTGCATTAACATATAGATGATGAATGACTTACCTGATCCTGTGGGAGAAATTAGAATGGCTCGCTTGTATTTTATTCCATGCGTCAAGGCATCGTATTGATAGTCACGAGGTTTGTAGGGCATATTAAGACTATCAATCCAAGTCATCGTCTGTAGATGATTTACCTTGTTTGTGTCGTATGGATATCCGTAGTCGCTCTGTTCTACTTTAATACCGTAACCACGTTCCATTGCGAACTTCTTGATCGCCCAGTAAAGACCAGCATTGATCTCGCCTGTGTTTCGATCAAGCATACGAATCTTTCCATCCCAGACACGTCTCTTTACTGCCGGCATAAACTTAGCGCCCGGAACTTCAAACTCAAAATAAGAACTTAATTCCGATACGATGCCAGGTTCACACTCCGTCAACTGGAGCATCGAGAAGTCTTTCATTTTAAACTTTATTATATTCAAAAACCAGCCTCAAACTTTTTCCAATCCAAAATGTTTTTTATCGTGCTATGTCGCCACTTGATATGGTCCATTATCTCTTTTAGTACAGAAATCACTTCCTGAACATAAGCGATCTTCGCTTCACTTGACATAATTTCTGGATCGCTGTTATAATAATATTCCATCTCACCTTTAAGCATCTTCAAACCATCAAAGGGATCTGGATTCCAACCTCTTTCGAGTACTGTCTCGACAGGCATCTTTCCGTTATAGTAAAGATACTTATCTTTCAGTAATACCTTCTGTTTAAACTCAGCGTCTTTCAGTCTGAGTTTTGCATTACTATATAACTCTAAGTATTTGGCGTGTAGTCTGGGTGTATCGTGGGAACTCACATCTAACTTGTTCAATTCAATATGTGAGTCTTTCTTCCACTCGGAAAGAATATCATCTAAATTCATAACAACCTCATTAAATAAATTTTTAAACTACTATTATATCATAATAGTTCAAAGTAGTCAAACTTAAATGACACAGGGAATGTAATATATTGACCTTCTTGGGTTGATGCGAATGTGATGTTGCCTAACGAAGAGGGCATCGCATTGACATATTTCAAAACGCGAGAAACATTGTTATGGCTCGATAACACTGAAACTCTGATGTCACAGTATGTTGATAGTGTGTCAGGGTCGCCATACAATCGACCGGTGTTAGCCCGATGTTTTGTCTCTACTAATCGTTCCATCCATTCATAGATCTCTTGATACACATTCATCTTCTCGTCCATCAACACATCCATCTCAAGAGTACCAAAAGATAATGTATCGCCTGGCAGAGAAACTGCTCCGATACGACGATATGATTGCTCAACAGGGTTTAAATCCATTGAAGGGTGTTGTATTTGTTGAGCAAAGAATTGTATGTTAGGATATTTTTCTCTGTCAACAGCAACTTTAAATGCTGTGGGAGCAAGATAACTGGGGTCGCAGGTAAAGTCTGCCATAAAAATTCCATAAGTGTCGGAAATAACTATTTATACGAGTTTTAAGACAAAAAAAAGGGAGACCGAAGTCTCCCCAAAATGATCACTAATGTGATTCTTTTTCTTATTACTTATCTTACGCGAGGATATTGTCCACTCGGAAGATTCTGTAATATTGGTTAGTTCGAGCCGTAGCCAAACCATCAGCAGCAGTGTTACCAACGAATGGGTTAGATGCCATCCCGTAACGAGTCTTGAACCCGATGCGTGGTTGGAAATCGTTCTCACCAACCGCACGTACCATCTGTAATGGGACGTAAGGGCAGTAGAAGATACCAGCGTCGTAAGGGTTAGTACCCTTGTAACCAACAGTTACATAGTCAGCAACAGCATATGGATCGATGTACACACGAGTACGACCGTTCAATACACCTGCGAAGGTGTTACCAGTGTCATCAACCTGGAGGTTTGCGCTGATAGCAGGAGCGTAATCAAGCATACCAGAAGCTGCAAGAGCAGTAGCAACGTCTGAAGAACAGATTACTACGTTACCTTTGCCGCGACGAGTTTCTTTCGCAATTACGTTTGCTTCACGTTCGAGTTGTACCAACAGACCCTTGAACTTTTCAACTGACCAACGACCATCAGCGTCAGTGCTAAGATCGAAGATACCAGCAGTTTGAATACCTGCTTGACGACAACCGATTTTTGCTTGAGAGTTGATAGTACGGATGATTTCACGGTTGATCTCAGCAAGAATTTCTGTGCTAAGAATGTTCGCGAGTTCTGTTTCTGCGTCAAGACCGTGAATCGCTTTCAAGTCTTGGGCAAGTTCTAAGCTGTATTCAGCTTTCAATGCACGAGACTTTGCAGTTACGGTTGCTTTCTCGATGGTGAAACCCATTTCTGCGAAATCAGACTGAGTACCGTCGCCGAGTGCTTCAGCATCAGCAGTGGGCATACCGCCGCCAACTGTTGGTACATAAGTAGAACCTGAGTCAACAATAGACGAGTCATTGTCAGTGTCAGATACACCAGCAAGACCAGAAGGACCGCCAGACTGTGATACACTTGAGTCGCCAGAGAAAGGGACAATTGCTTCGTTGAACAATGCTTCGTCACCAGAAGTTGCGCCACCACGAGTAGTCTTGTAACGTGACTTCATAGCGAAGATCAAGCCAGTAGGACCAGTCATAGGCTGAACGCCTGCTAAGTCGTATGCCATCAAGTTAGGCATTGCACGACGAACAAGAGCGATTAGAACGGGGTTCCAGTTCGCACCAGTTACGCCAGCAGATGCCCCAGTTACAGCAAAGTTGCCGTTAGTAGGTGATTCGGCGAGCATACCCGCTTCTTCACGGAATGCAATTTCTTGGTTTTCAAGAACTGCCGCGGTTACAGATTTACGGTGATGATCCATGATCTTACCAGAACTTTCTTCTTCAAGAACTGGTGACCACTTTTCGATCAATTTGTCATAGGATACTTGCATGAGTATTATTCCTTATTTGTTAGATTTTTTGATAGCGTTGAGATACATGTCCATCACACTATTAACTTCTTGTGGTTGTGTACTGTTATCCCAATCTTCGATTAACTCGTCTTCAACAGTCACTGCTTTTTTGAAGTAGGATTCTTTTACGGTTTTAACTTTTTGCGCAAAAGATTCTTGATCTTCAAAATCGAGAGAACTAACTAAAGAGGTGAGCTTTTCAACCTGCGTTTCGGCAAGATCACGAGTCGCTTCACGAACCACTGATTCGCGTTGGTACGATTCGATTTCTTCTGCCATGTTGAGGACTTCAGAAGTTTGTAAATTCAACTTCTCTTCGAGTTCTTCAACTTGTTCAGCAAGCTCGTCAACTAGATCGACTTTGGAATCTGGAACTTCGATATAAGACTCAAGGAACAAGTCCTTCAGTTTGCCCATGAAATCTTCAGCGATTTCAGTACGCAAACCAGTCTCGATAGCGAGTTCATTTTCCTTTGTCCAATTCTCAACAACATAGTTGAGATAGCTGTCAACTTTTTCAACGAGATCGGAACGCGTTGCTTCCAATTCTTCGCCGAGTCGGGTTTGATATTCATCTTCTAAGCGATCAATTTCTTCTGATAACTTAGTACGAATAGCAGTTTCGAAAATTACCGCAGTTTTCACTTTGAACTCATCAGATAAAGTAGCTTCGCTTTCTACAAGTTCTTTCAACTCGTCGTTGTAAGAGAACTCGGGCAGTTCAACTGCTTCGCCTTCTTCTACATCTTCAAAGTCTTCTTGCATTTTGCTGTACATAGCATTTAACTGGTCTTTTTTCATACCAGATAATTTACCGTACATAGCGTTTAGCATTCCTGCTTTAGTTTTCGGCATCGGATCCTGTTTTCCAGTATCCCCTTTACGTGAGGGGGCTTTCTTAACAGCATCGTCAGTCTTGTCTACGGACGCGATAGAGTCTGCCTCAGTACCAACAGGCATCTTCTGAGCACTAGCTTCCTCGATAGGAAGCTCACCATTCTGTTCTAGATCAGACATATGTCTTATTCCTTAAAGTTTGATTTGAGCGACGAGAGGAAATTTTTGTACTCACGAACCTGCGTCTCGTAAAGATGCTTTTTCGGAGCGGTTGTAATTTCTGTCTCCATTTCTTCAATTTCTTGAGCTTGAATGACACCATTATTCCACACCCATTCAACGCCTTCCATAATACCATTAACGAAGGCTGCTGGTGCGGAGGGATCCTGTACGATGTCGACTGTATTTAAAATAAAGTCTTCGCGTACATACATCACGCCATTTTTTTGTTCAAGACTACCCATACCACGAGTTGACACGCCTAGTTGAACACCGCCATCAAGGAGACCTTTTACAATCTTACCCATAGGTGTATCCAGTATTTGTGCCTTTCCTACCACATCATTTCCCTCCCATCGGAGGTCAGTGATAAGGTGTGAAACTTTATCCAAGTTAACAGTCGGACCTTCGGGGTGATTTAACTCTCCGACAGCCCGTTTCTTGCTAACTTGATCGGTCACATATTTGTCAACCGCTCGTTCCATAATAGCACGAGGGTATATGCGACCGTTTCTATTCTTTGATTCTGCTTGCGCAAAGATACCTTCAATCATGTAAGACTTCTCACCGTTGCTCTTTGCTTCAGTGATAACTTCTAATTCGTTGTCGATATACTCGGCAATAAGTTTCATCTACATTTCCTTTGCGAAAGCAGCACCCATCTTCTCAGCTTCTTTCTGAGAACGATAGGTGTCGAGTTTGTCTCCGTCGATATAAACAGAGAACCCTTTTTTATCTTTGTGAACCATCACAGTGTGACGATTGACTTTAGTGTCAGAGACATGATCACCCGGAGGCATCTTACTCTTTGCTTCACGAATGTCTTTAAATGATTTCATTTAATTCTCCAACTAGATTATTTATAATAATTTAGATCTCATCTTCTTCGGATTCGGTATCTTCATCATTATCGTCTGTGTCGGCGCCCAATTCAAGTTCAGATTCTGACTCCAGTTCAAACTCGGGTTCAGAAGTGTCACCAATCGATGCGGCTATTCGTGCCTTTGTCTGATCAAGTGTGTCTTGTAATCGATCTTGGATAAGATCGTTAAACTGACGTTCTGCTTGAGTAAAGTTTTGATCCTCAACCGCTTTCAGAAAGTCTTCGATTGGTTTAGAATCTGTTTGTATAGGTTCCGCTTGTAACTCATCAATTAGTGTATCTACTATATTTTCTTCAGACATAATTACTCCTCAGTTTTTTTATCAGGAACAACCTGTACAGGAACGGGTTTAGGCGCCACTGGTTCTTGTTGTTCTTCTTCTCCATCATCAATCTCACCAGACTTTACTTCTTGCTCGATTTCTTTTTTCATATCTTCGATGTCATCCTCAGACATACGCAGAACATTTCTCATTACCCATTCTTTCGAATAGTATTCACCAACATATTGTGTAATCTCGTTCATGACACCAATTCGTTCTCTGAGAATTTCCATCTCTTTGAGTTCAGTAAACTGGTTATCTTTAATAAAGTCAATATATACACTGTCTTTCCATTCTTCCCAATCTTGCTCGGTGATAATGCCTTTGAGCAACAACTGTTTGCGAAGTATTCCAAGAAATATCCATGAGAATCGACGACGTAATCTATCAACAAACTTCT